CAGGAAATCAGAGACATCCTCGTCCTCAAAAACAACAAAGGAACAGACGACAACAGAGTCAGAAAACTCGACTACAGCATCCAATTAAGTAAACTATTCTATGAAAGGTTTATTGCTAACGAGGAGATCACGCTTTTTTCTCCTCATGCTGTTCCAGGGTTATATGATAGTTTTGGTACAGAGTCTTTTGATGAATTATACTTAAAGTATGAGCAAGATGAATCAATTCCTAAAACCAAGATAGGTGGACAGGAATTGTTTCTTGAGCTCTTGAAAGAAAGAGCAGAGACTGGTAGAATATACATTATGAATATTGACCATTGTAATTCTCATTCGTCTTTCCAAGACAAAGTTGAGATGAGCAACTTGTGTCAAGAGATTACATTACCAACTAAACCTGTTCAACATATCGATGACCAAACTGGAGAAATTGCTCTCTGCATCCTTAGTGCTATTAATATTGGAAAGATTAGGGATGTTCAAGATCTTGAAGTTCTTTGCGATCTTAGTGTTAGGAGCCTCGATGAACTTATTGATTTTCAAGGATACCCCGTCAGAGCAGCAGAGATCGCCACTAGAGCACGTAGATCGCTCGGAGTTGGTTACATAGGTTTAGCACATTATCTCGCTAAGAATGGGGTTAAATACGGTGATTCAGAGGCATGGAAGTTAGTACATGATCTAACAGAAGGTTTCCAATACTATCTTATAAAAGCATCTGTTAATCTTGCTAAAGAAAAAGGTGCTTGTGAGTACTCTGATAGAACCAAATATGCTCAAGGAATTCTTCCTATAGATACATATAAGAAAGATGTAGACGAGATTGTTCCAAATGACCTATCATTTGATTGGGGAGCTTTACGGGAAGAACTATTGGAACATGGAATCAGGAACTCAACACTGTCGGCACAGATGCCATCGGAGAGCAGTTCCGTTGTGTCAAATGCAACCAATGGAATCGAACCACCTAGAGGATACTTGTCCGTTAAAAAATCGAAGAAAGGACCTCTTAAGCAGATTGTTCCATCCTATGGGACTTTAAAAAACAATTATACCTTGTTATGGGATATGCCTAGTAATGAAGGTTATATCAATGTGGTTGCAGTTATGCAGAAATTCTTTGATCAAGCAATATCTGGTAACTGGAGTTATAATCCAGAGCATTATGAAAACTCTGAGGTTCCTACTAGTGTAATGGCTCAAGATCTTTTAACCACTTATAAGTATGGTTGGAAGACTTCTTATTATCAGAATACATATGATAATAAGTCTGATGAAGTTGAACCAGCACATCCAATTGGATGGCATGATAATGTTGAAGAAGGTGGTGTTGGTATTCAAGGACATACCCAACTACAATCTTTAGTTGATGATATAATGAGTTCTGAGGAGGAGACTTGTGAAAGCTGTGCAATCTGAGATAAAAGGAATAACTGTCTTTAATACTGAAGAAGTTGATACCAAGAAACAACCAATGTTTTTTGGTAAACCATTAGGTGTTCAGAGATATGATTCATATAAGTATCCTGCATTTGAGAACTTAACTAAGTCTCAGTTAGGATACTTTTGGAGACCAGAGGAAGTATCACTACAAAAAGATCGTGGTGACTTCCAATCTTTACGTCCAGAACAAAAGCATATCTTTACTTCTAATTTGAAGTATCAAACAATGCTTGATAGTGTTCAGGGTAGAGCACCTGGTATGGCTTTTATTCCATATTGTTCTTTACCTGAACTAGAAGCATGTATGGAATGTTGGTCTTTTATGGAGATGATCCATAGTAGATCATATACTTATATTGTTAAGAATGTATATTCAGATCCTTCAGAAGTATTTGATACTATTCTTAGAGATGAAAAGATTCTAGAACGTGCTGCTAGTGTTACACGGTCTTATGATGAATTTATTAATACAGCACACGATTGGGGTGCTAGTAATAATTGGAAAGAAGATTGGAGGGATCATATCAATGCAGAGTGGACACGTAGAGATCTTAAAACACAATTATACAGGGCAGTAGCTAATGTTAACATCCTTGAGGGCATTCGTTTTTATGTCTCTTTTGCTTGCAGTTTTGCTTTCGGTGAACTCAAACTTATGGAGGGAAGTGCAAAGATTATATCCCTCATTGCTAGAGACGAAAACCAACACCTTGCAATCACCCAAAACATATTAAACTATTGGAGAAAGGGTGATGATCCAGAGATGCTTGAAATAATCAAGGAAGAAGAACCTTGGTTGATAGAATCATTTAAAAAATGTGTAGATGAAGAAAAGAGATGGGCAGAGTATCTTTTCAAAGATGGTTCTATGATTGGATTGAATGATAAACTATTACAACAGTATGTTGAATGGATTGCTAATCGTAGAATGAAGTCAATTGGTGTTAAACCAATTTATGATATTCCTGCAAAGAATAATCCATTACCTTGGACAGAGCATTGGATCTCTTCTAAAGGTCTTCAGGTAGCACCACAGGAGACTGAAGTTGAATCATATATAGTAGGTGGAATTAAACAAGATGTCAAAAAAGATACCTTCTCAGGGTTCAAATTATAACGAACAATCTGACG